TTTCTGTGTATTATGGGCCAAGATGTATGTGTCATAGATGGTCATGCTTGGTGCATTGCGAATGCTGATCGACGTACCATGCAGGAGGTGCCAAGCATAGGCAAGAAGCTGCGTAAAGAGTTGCAGCAAGCTTACAGCAAGGCAGGAAAGAATAACGGCATGACAGCTTACGAAATGCAAGCGGCAACTTGGGTGACATGGAAAAGAATGCATAACGTATAAGGGTTGTTTTATTGGTGGCACTCAATAGGGTGTCACTAGATAAACCAAAACCTAAGCAAAGGAATAAGACAAATGGACGTTCAACAGTATATAGAAGACAATCGCCTGTATTTCTGGTCGACTATTGATCGAGAGGAAACACAATTCGAGGTGGACATGGGGCAAGACCCCGTTGGTGCCAAGATTGAATGCGTCGTTATGACAGGGGTGCACAAGGGTGAAACAAGAATGTTCCCGTGGCTTAGTCTGAACACCCTATGGGAACAACAACAGGAAGAAGAGGAAGAGTAACATGGCATATGTAATTAGAACCCGTAACCTTGATCTAGACTGCACCCACACTTGGCAACGATCCGAGGCACCTAGATACCTGCGCAGCAGTTTCAGACCATTCACAACGGCGTACTCTGTTTATCCAACCTTAAAGGGTGCGACTAGACAACGTAACATTCTTAAACGTAGAACAACCTATGCGTTCTGCACCATAACAGTAGAGGAATTGACATAATGTTTTTAATTGTAACAACACAACCACTCAATGACGGGACCAAAGGGTTCAGGTTCAATGCCTTTGGCGTCAAGGGTATGCTGCGCAAGCAACGTAACCAATCAATCGTTTGGTTCTTGAAGGACACAGCCCTACTACTGTTAGCCACAGGGGCCATCTACTCATTAGATATTAACCTATGGGGCCTGTTTGGTTCAGCATAAAGGAAACACAAAATGTTTATTCTCCTAACAGCACAACCACTCAATGAAGGTACCGCAGGGTGATATATAAGCTAGACATGATAGATGATAAAGGTTTCTTATTCTGTGTCGTCAAGGTACAAGGTAGGGATAGATTAAAACAAATGATGACAAAGTATGAAAAGATACAAGGTCTCACAGTAAAGGTAAAAAAACTATGACAAAGTATCTGTACAATGTAGGTGTATCGTTGTCAGTTCTATTCAATGTAATCTTAATGGGTGAACTACACCAGACATTCAGTGCACGGAACCACCAACGTAAGAGAGACAAGAAAAGAAACCTATGCTTTGTCATAGACAAGGTGTTAGGTCATGATCATTGCTTAATTAGCTGGACAGAATGGGTGACAACAAGATGACACATGATAAACAACAAACCTTATACTTTCATTCATACCACCGTAACACCATCAAGCAGATAGATGAGGCTATATGGTTAGACAGTAACGGTGACCTTCAAGAAGAACAGTATGAAGAAGATAGAGAGTACATATATACCCTTGGTAGGGACAAGCCCTAGGGTAACAACATTCTCAGGTCTGTCAAGTACTAAATTAGTATGAACAAGAGGAAAACGAAATGGAATACGAAGTAACTTTTAAACGTGTAGGTCAGGAGGTCACAGTGTACGGTACCCTTTATGCTGAGGGTGAGGGCCGTGCTATATACGAGCCAGATGAGATCACTGAGCTAGATGTTTCACTAGACCCTGAGTTCCTATTAGAGGAGGCCTATGACCAAGATGATGAGGCAGTATCCTTACAGTCCTTGACGGTACTGGAGAAGTCTGTCATCGTGGAGATATTCACACAGGACTATTGGGATAGAACGATATGACATGGATGAGCCACAAGCCTTGCCCCTATGAAGACTGCGGTAGCACAGATGCCTTCAGCTATAACACAGAGAGCCAGTCAGGTAGGTGTCACAGCTGCGAACGTAAGTACCCACGTGTTAAGGATACCTTGACCGACTGGGCTAAAGATGAGTACCCTACCGAGGGTGAACAGAAACAAGAGGAGTGGGATATGCCCCAAGCTACCATCAAGCCAGTGCCAACCGAGATGTTGACACCAGTGTACCGTACCGTGAGAGACATCAGTGCTGACACACATAAATACTACGGTGTCAAGACCTTTGTTGATGCTCAAGGTAAGGAAATCAAACAGGAGTACCCATACCCATCGGGTGGTATCAAGACAAGGTTCTTCCCTAAGGAGTTCAGGGCAGCCAACCTTAAGTCAGATGAGTTGTTCGGTATGAACCTATGGAATGCTGGCACATGTAAGATCGTTACCATCTGCGAGGGTGAGCTAGACGCAATGTCAGCCTATCAGATGTGTAAGAACCCTAAGTATAACACAGCCTTTGTGTCACTACCCTCAGCCACCCCAAGCAACAAGCTATGGACCAAGACAGCTGATTGGTTGTCATCCTTCGATAAGATCATCCTATCAATTGAGCATGACGATCAAGGCAATGCTGTAGCTCAACGCATAGCTAACCTGTACCCTAACAAGGTGTACCGCATGCAGCATGACAAGTATAAGGATGCTAACGAGTTCCTTATGGCTGGCATGAGCAAGGATTACTTCAGTGCATGGTTCAACGCAAAGAAGTATACCCCTGAGAACATCATCAATTCATCTGATCAATTCCTTAAGATGTACAACTCAGCTGATGATCACGTGTATGTCCCGACTGGCATCAGTGACTTCGACGACCTGTGTATGGGCCTCATGCAAGGACACTTCACACTGTTCAAGGCACAGACTGGCATCGGTAAGACTGAGTTCATGCGGTACTTGGAGTATAACATCCTGAAGAACCACCCTGACATCAGCATTGCAGCATGGCACATGGAGGAAACTAAACTACGCACACTGTTAGGCTTGGTGTCATACGACATGAAGAAGAACGTGACACGTAAGGATCTGATTGAGGAAGAACAGTGTGAGGACGCAGTAAGGGATTCCATTTGTAACTTGACAAAGAATGAAAGGTTCTATCAGTTCTTCTTGAACGATGAAGATGATCCCCTTGACATACTAGGCCACATTCGTTACCTATCTCAGGCCTGTGGTGTACGTTATGTATTCTTTGAGCCTATCCAAGACATAGCAGCTAACATGGGTGGTGATGAGAGCAAGGAACAATTCCTAGCTGACCTATCTGTCAGGCTATCTAAGCTAGCAGCTGAGCTTGGCATCGGGATCGTTACCATCGGACACACAAACGATGATGGTGCTGTCAAGTACTGTCGTATGATTGAGCAACGTGCATCAGTTGTCGTTGAGTTACAAAGGGACAAGATGTCAGAAGACTTAGACGAAAGGAACACAACGCAACTGCTGGTCACAAAGAACAGACCCGTTGGACCTACAGGCTACGCAGGTCAACTTAAGTTTAACCCTGACTCATTTACATTGGAGGAGAAATATGGACAGTATTAACATGGCATACGTAGCTGGAGGAATATACTTCTTAGGTATATACTTTCACTACATCCACGTACTAACGGTCCTTCATCTGATGGAGGCAGAAAACTACAGCACTAATCGTATCTTCCTACACAGTATAGTGTGGCCATGGACGGTACTGATGATGCTCTTAGAAGAGATGCTTGGTGGGAACTACAATGATGAAGAGGATGACGAGAGATGAATGATCTAAAACAGCAACGTAAAATTGGTTACTATACTGCTAAGGAGACTCTGGCCGATAGAAGAAAACTATCCGAGGATGTTTATGAAGCTATCTGTGAGGTTCTGATGGCACCTGTTCATGAGATTGAACAGGAGGTATACACCCAGCTTCTAACAATTACAGATGAAGAGACAGCTTCAATTTTATCTGACAAAGTGGAGGATAGTTACACAAGACCTGATGTACACGTCCCTTACTATATTCAAGCTTACGTTGAGGCTGCTGAGAAAGAATTAGAAGAAGCCAAACGCCTTTACATAGAAGTACTTGATGACCCAGAAGAAGAAGAAGTTGATTTCCACAATGAGTTCTGCTTCAACATGGACATTAGTTACCCTAATGATGGTTACTTGGATCAGGTAAAGCCTGAGCTTTGGTTGGAAGATATAACATGAAGACAGTAGCAATGGACATTGAGACAGATGCACTAGATGCTACCCGTATCCATGTCATCTGCGCACAGGATGTTGACACAGGGGAAACATATGAGTTCCTTAATGTATCACACGTAGAGGAAGAGGAGGAACGTTTTGTTACATTCATCAGCACAGTTGATACTCTTGTGTTCCACAATGGGATTGGGTTTGATGTACCTGTTATCAACAGACTGGTCAGAAAGGGTTGCATATGTCCTACTATGGTTAGTGACACTCTTATTCTCAGTCGCCTTATTGATTACACCCTAGACGGTAAGGGTCACAGCCTCAAGGCATGGGGTCAACGCCTCGGTGAGTTCAAGATTGGCTTCGATCAGTTCGAGGTACTAACACAGGAGATGATCGACTACTGTCATCAGGATGTTGAGGTAACTGTACAACTATACAAGAGGTTCAAGAAAGTTATAGCTGACCCTGAGTGGCAAGATGCTATCCGTTGTGAGCATGACATACAGATACTATGTGAAGAGATGACAGCACATGGCTTCTCCTTCGATGATGCTAAGGCTGAGACATTACTTGATGAGGTTGAGCTACGTATGTTCGACTTAGAGGATGGCTTTCAAGTTGACTTCCCACCTCAGCTGCAGGAGGTTAACCGTATCAAGTACCGTCGTAAGAAAGACGGTGAGCTAATGAGTAACGTAACCAAGGCACAAGAGAAGTACCCTCAGACAAGAGTTGATTGGTCATACAATCCACCTGACCTAGTGTGCTACGATTGGATAGAGTTTAAACCATCCTCCCCTAAGATGCGTATTGACAGACTATGGGAAGCAGGGTGGACACCAGTAGAGAAAACAAAAGGACACGTAGGATATGACCGTGAACAAAGACATCAACAAAGATCGTGGAGATAAGTTCGCAAGGTACGGATGGACCCTATCTGAGACAAACCTTAACACACTCCCTGACACAGCCCCTGAGGGCGGCAAGAGGTTAGCTGAGTGGTTGACACTTGAAGGTCGTCGGTCGTCACTGGTTGAGTGGCTAGGACACTGTGGTGATGACAAACGTATCCACGGTAGGTTCAGTCACATCGGTGCATGGACAGGACGTATGGCTCACTCAGCACCTAACCAAGCTAACATACCCTCAGCCTTTCACGGTACACCCAGTACCCCAGTAGAAGAAGTTAAGGCACGGTATGACGGTCAGTTCAGGGAGCTATGGAAGGTAGAGGATGGCAACTACCTAGTAGGTACTGACGCAGAAGGTATCCAGCTACGTGTGCTGGCCCATATCATGCAGTCGGAGGAGTACGTACATGCTATTGTGTCAGGAAAGAAAGAGGATGAGACTGACATCCATAACCTCAACAAGAAAGCACTAGGTATCTCTCACGTCACACGTGATGATGCTAAGACATTCATCTATGCCTTCCTACTTGGGGCTGGTACAGCTAAGATTTCCCAGATACTAGGTGTCAACCAACGTGAGGCAGGCCAAGCTGTCGAGAACTTCACTCAATCTATCGAAGGCTTAGCTACCCTCAAGAAGAAAGTCATACCCCACATAGCTAAACGAGGTTGGTTCAAGGGCTTAGATGGACGTAAGGTTATCGTACCCTCCGAGCATAAGACCTTGGCTGGTATGCTACAGAATGGTGAGTCAGTCATCATGAAGCACTCAGCACTACAGTGGGTACGTCAAGCTAAGCAGATGGGTATCGACTTCAAGCTAGTCACATGGCCTCATGATGAGTGGCAGACTGAGGTGTGTGGTACTCTTGCAACAGCTGAGAAATTAGGTGAGATACAACGACAATCTTTTGTTGACGTAGGCGTTAAGTTCGATATGGTCTGCCCATTAGCTGGATCAACCGACATCGGGCGCAACTGGAAGGACACGCACTAATGCTACCATACATTACTTTAGCTTTCCCTGTCGTTTTTGTCTTGACAGTACAGTTAACAATCTTTATTACTAATACTCTAACATGCAACAAAGGAGACTAAGCATGGCTAAATCTAAATACGGTGTATTCGAAGGTGAACTATTCTACGCCCGTGTATTCAATGACAACATGGACGACAGTGAGTTCCATGAGAAGACACAAGGTCAGTACAACGTGATGTTTGTACCTAAGGACAGTGACGAGGTTAACCGTATGGTGGCAATGGGCTTCCCTGAGGTAGCTATGGGTAACCAAATGATCAAGCCTATCCCAGCTGCTAATGATCGTATCGGCATGAAGCTTAAACGTCCTAACATCCACCCATCAGGTATCGAAGACTTCGGTGGTGCCCCAGCTGTAACTAAGGGTACAACCAATACAACATGGGACTTCGTTGAGGATGGTGCACTAGGTAATGGTACCAAGGCTAAGGTTAAACTTTCCATCTACGGTGAAGGGGCAACAGCCTCAGTACGACTAGAGAAACTAGGTATCATCGAGCATGTACCTTACGAAGAGACGGCATCAACGGATGACCGTTGGTAACTAACACCAAGGGCGGGACTGTAATGGTCTCGCCATCTTTTTACAAAAGAGGTAACACAAAATGATAGCAGCCACATACATTGACCACATGGGTAGTGACCTCTCGGTAGTTAACGCAGCACGGGTTAGCTTCGGTAAGAAGTCCAAGCTGGTATGCACTGACATGGTGCTTGGCACCTATGACATGAGTAACGGTGACACCAAGCTAATCAAGTACCTCGCCAAGCATAAACACATCAGCCCCTTTGGTCATGCCTTTGCATCCTTCCACGTCAAGGCCCCTATCTTTGTAGCTCGTCAGCTAGTCAAGCATAAGTTCCTACGTTGGAATGAGATCAGCCGTCGTTA